GGGGTGGGTGTGCCCGCAGCCGCTTGGCTACCTCGCATTAACTCCATCAACTTATCTGGTGGAACACTCATAATCACTCCTTGCCGTGTTTGTAACCACTTACAAACATCTTGTCAATAGGTAGAGGGCATTTTTTGTCAGCCCTCTGTAGACATTACTTGCGACCTTTACGGGCTTTGCGTCCCATACGAGCCATTTTGGGAGCCATTTTTGCTTTTCCGTACATCATGACATTTCCTTTTTACAAGGCCACCTACAAAGGGGAGGCAGCCATACCCATTCCTCACGGAATCCTGATTAACGACGGCACTTACGACCGCTTTTTGGTTTCATATTCATCTTGAACTCCCATATTGTTTGCGGTTGGAATCCCTTTGACTCCTTCCGTATGAGGTTTTATACCCAGTTTGACGCAAAGTCAAGTTAGGACTCGCTTCGTTTCTTTTCAAAGAAGCGGTGTCAACCCTTGGTTGGTCTGCCGTAGGTTGTGTCATGCCAGTATTGTTTGGAGCCATCATCCCACCTTTTTTAAGTCTGGTTTACCTTCTGCCTTTGGAGGTTGCATTTGCTGCGCTTGTTGCTCCATAGCTTGTTGAGCAGCTTGCTTTTCCTCTGCTTTTCTGAGTCTTTCTAGCAACAATTGTTTCATTGGAGGTTCAATCATGTCAAGCAAGGACTCTTTGTCAATCACGCCAGCTTGGAACAACTCAAACGCCATCTTGCGGCTGTCTTCCATGAAGATGGGTGAATTAGAGTGAGCGTCTACTTTCACCACAAAGTCTTTTGTGAACTGTTCGGCAATGAACTTGCGTCCTTGTGCGTCTGTGTAGTGGGTGTTGTCGTAGACCTGCATACACTTGAGATACAAGGTTGCCATCTTCTCTAAGCTGTCCTCAATGACAAGCGCACGTTTCTTGGCTCTGCTTGAACCTAGACGGGCAAGTTGTGAGGCATGTCCTGAAGAGCGCACACCCGCTTCACCACGGCCTTGCAAGACAGAAACGATGCCAGATGCCTCTTCAAACATCAGGTCAACTTCACCAATTTCTCGGAATAAATCAGGTGGGATAGTGGGTGCTAACTTCTCTACTTTGGCGTTTGGCATATCGGTTGCCAACAAACCACCCGCACGGTTGAGAGCAAAGTTCTTCTCATCCAAAATGCCTGTAAAGCCAATCAGGGCGGTAGGTGGGCTGACTTGTTTAGAGAGCAAGTCAAGAATCTCAGTCATGCGCTTGTTGCGTAACTGCTGGAGATAGACCAAGCGTTGAACTTCTGAGCCTCCCCAATAGTAGTCATACAGCGGGTTGGGGCAGATTTGAATAAAAGGCAACTCGCCTTTCAAGAACATGGACTCGCCTGTACGGTCATAGATGATGACGTTGGGGTCAGCCTTTGTAACCACCTGATAGTCTTTAGTCTCATCATTCCACACCCAAAGCTCAATCATTTCAATTGTGCCTTCAGAGACTTGGGCTTTATAGGTTGGGTTGCCAGACAGGTCTAAGTTGACGTTACCGTACATGGACGGGTTGGTTTGAGAGAGGATGATGCGTTGGATGCCGTTGGCAATCTCTGTGCGCTCATGCTCAGTAGACATGACTCGCTTGACAATGCTGTCTCTTTGGGGGTGACTGTAGAGCCTGTCAAATAACTCCGACTTGGTGATGTAGTAGGAGTGGACTAAGGCTTCTTGTCTGTCAGTGTAGGCACTGTCTTCACGCAACACGCCTATACAGGCGGGTTCTACCATGTAGGGGTGGATGCCGTTGTTGATGACCAGTTTGACAAAGGTGGAGTTATAGCAAAGTGACCAAGTAACTGCGGTTGAAAACACTTGGTCGGCATTGCTGTTAAGCCACTCATCGTTGAGTGCTTTGCTCAATGTAGGAACTTTGATTTGTTCCTCATCTGCAACAGACGCACCTGTGTGGATAGAGAACTTGGTGGTTTCTGCTGAGTACAGGAACGAGGTCAGTTGGTCGATGTGCGGGTAGATTTTGTTGTAGATGGCGGGAACGTCATCAGGCGCATTGCCAAACAGGTAGTAAGAACGCAAAGAAGAGTAGTCAACCTTGCGTTGCTCACGACTGACAAGGCACTTTTCAATGAGGTCTAAATAAAACTGTTCTCTGGCTACGGGTTCTTTAGGGATTCTCATTTTCTCACCTGTAAGTTTTCGTGGTCATTCATTACCACACTCGCACGGGGGCCTTGCAAGTCACCCGCTGCTTTGGGGTTAATTCCCACGGATTCTCCAGCAACAGACTTAAATTGTCCACCCATGACAGATTTCATGTTGATATTGCCGCCTCCACCCCAGATAACGGAGTCACCAGGGCGGGTTTGTCTTTGATTATTTGCTTGAATTGCGTCTGTAGCCTCGGCAAACTGCTTGTCAGTGAGCTTATTCTTGCGTTTCATGTAGCCAGTCTGGTGTTCGCCCTCTTTTGTGGACTTAATGTCCGTCATGTCGTACTCAATGGCAAGTTGCTTCAAATTATTGTCGGTTGCAGAGGTTTTTGCCGACCTTGTGCCTACAGGCTTCAAGTGAACGACAGATAGCTCACCTTTGCAGTGTTTCATAGGGCATGTAGGCTCCCATGCTTCAAAAATACCGTGGTTTGTGCAGTAATAGTCTCTCAAAATACCCATTTTTACCCCCTAAGTGCTTCGTCAAGTGAAATTTCGCTGTAATCGTGCCTGTTTGCCATCCCAACTTTGATTTTTATGCCATCTGAGGTCACTTGCAGACCCATTTTTGGCTTAAAAACGGGTTGAGATTCTTTTCTGTAGTCCACATAGCGGGTGTTATCTATGCGTTTCATAATCTTCACGTTACCCGCTTTCCACTGTTGGTAGGCTTTACTGACCCGTTTTTGCACGTTTTCTGTCAGTGGCTCTTCGTTGTAGATGAATACATCATGGAAATGACCATGACTTATCCCTGCAAGTTCGGCAAAAAGGGCTATAGAGATGCCTCTATCCTTGTCTGCATAGAAGCGTTGCATGTGTTTTGTGAGTTCACGCTTGCTTAACGGGGGCATATCTGTACTCCACTGTGTAACCTTGGGTCTGTAACCACAACATAAACTTAACTTCCCCATACGATTTGGTAGGGTCAGCGGGAACAACGATGTGGTTATCTGTTGCAAGTTTCCTTGTTTGGGCATGGTGGCCTAGCAAACTTGAGAAATCAAACCCATCTTCGTGAAAACCGTACCCTACATACTCCATGCTGAAGTGTTTGGCAATGTCGATAGGGCAATACTTGTAGCCGTAGCTCTCTAGCACAGGCTTTAGGATGACAGACAACTGTGCATCTTCGTTCCACCCGTGTATCTCATTGCTGTTCAAGTGCACGATGCCGTGCTTGTTACAGGCTTCTAGGAAACGCTTGCTTCTTAGGGAAAACCCGCCATTCTGTACAACGCTTATAGGCTCTGCTGCCTGTGTCCAGTTAAAGTTTAGGTACAGAGTACCGTTACCAAAAGCGCAGTGTGAGGGTGCGCCTATGTAATCGTAGTCATAGTATTCAGGTTTGAAGTTCTTGCCGTTAAGCACCCACCCATCGTCTTGCACAATCAGGCAGTAGTCTGTTTCTATGTAGGAATACAGGCTGTGCATCATAAACAGGGAATACCCTAAGTAGTCTATGTTGTGGCAACGCTTCCAGACTACATTGCTTGGCAAGTTTGGGGGTTCTTCTATAGAGATGAGTAAGCCTTGACTGCCTGGCAACTCACGCATAGAGCGGGAGATGGAGGGTATGGCAGATGCTCCGTTATTGTGACCGTAGACGGAGACAATTGTTAATTGGTCATGCACCGTACATTCCTATTCTTTTTAAGTAGTCGCTGACATTTCTGCCTACAGCGATTTGCTCAGGGCTGTAAGACTCTTGTGCTGCGCTCACATTGCGAGACAACTTGTGGGCTATCAATCTAGGTTGAATCTGTTCTGCGTAGGCAACGGCGGCAAGGGCAGAGGCAATCACACGGTCATCTTTACCACGACCAGGTGCGCCTAAGAAGCCTCCTTCTCGCACGATACCTTTCATCTCTTCTAGGGTATCCATGCTAAGAATGCCCATCATGCCCCGCTCAAAATAGTCTTTCATGTACTGCAACATGCGTTCTTTGCTGTTGGCAGTGGTGAGGTATCCAATACTGTTGGAGAGGCCACCAAGGGTGTCATTACGCCTCCAGATGTAGTTTGTCATGCTACCCAACACATCCATCAAGTCACGCCCTGTAGCCCCGCCCATAGAGGTTGCCAAGCGTTTCAAGTTCCTGAGTTCATTGATGACAGCTTGACCTGGGCCATTGACTTCCAAGTTCAGGGTAGAGTTCTTGTATGCACCTGCAAGGTGCGCTATCACCCACGCAAACTGGTAGGTGTTGAGTTCAGAGGTTGCAAACTCTGCTACTTGGTCTAGACCATCTGCATAACAGCGGTAGACCTGAATACAGAATCTGTCTGCCCAGTCACTGCTGCCATAGGCGGGGTCAGCACCTATCACGTAGTAAGCACTGTCTATAGGTTCTTCCCATATCTTGAGAGTACCTAGTCTTTCTGTGGACTTGAGAACTTCAGTGTCTTGGAAGAGTTGACCAAACGAATACCTGTAGTAGTCACACTCTGTGGTCTTGCTCTTCTTAGCGGCTTCTGTGCAACGTGTGTGCGAGAAGAAGGATGTACCCGTCATCACAAAGGCATAGTCCTCAGTGGGTGGAAACTCTTGGTACATAAGAGCATCATCTTTGATGCCTTCGGCCATCTTCCAACGCCACCAAGCCATTTGTCTGCTGTTAATCTCAAAGCCGTAGAGCTTCTTAATGTCTTTGTGCCATTCCTTCTCTTCGCCTGTCAGCTTGCCATCCCAGTACACCTTGTAGATGTTGGAGTCAGCGGGGACGGTGTAGTACTCATTCCTCCACCAACCGCAGAAGATGGCACGTTGTGTCTTTGCTCGTTTGGCAGTCTTGTACATGTCGTGGAACATGTTGAAGCCTTGGGCGGTACTCTCAAACATGTACAGCCTCTCTGCATTCTTTTCAGCAAGAGAAGCTATCAACGAGGCTAAACCTTCTTCGTTACCCCAAGAAGCGGTTTCTGTACCGTGTAGGTAAGTGATAGCTTTACCCTGCCCCAGACGAGACTTATTCCCCGCAATTTGATAGAACAGTCTGCTTCTGTTTTTAAGAACCATCTGGTTTCTGTTGTGGGCAACCAGCGGAATTTTGTATTCCTTGGGCAGACCCTCAATATACATAGCGAGAGTAGAGCGGAACATGTCTCTGTTTTCTTCAGTATCCGCAACGAGTGTTCCTTGCCAGCCAGGGTGTGTGAACTGCCAATAAAGGTCAAGTGCCAAGGAAATAGTTGTGATACCCAGTTGCCTACCTTTGAGGATGACAAAGAAGTGAACATCTTCATCCAAACCTTTCTGTATCTCTTGCATGACATAAGTCTGAGTCCCCAGAAGGTTACCCATCTTCTTCAAACCCTCTTCCTTAGTCTCAATCTTGAGTTCAGAACAGAACTTGTAAAACTTCTTCAGGTCAAAGTTCATTTAATCCCCAAGTAGCTACGGACTTGGTTAAGCATGTTCAGTTGTTCAGGGGTGTACATCTGTGTGGAGTCAGGCCACTGGTTAAACGTGTATCCACGGAAGTAACCAGGCAACCCACTTGCCTTTGCCCAGTCTTCAAAAGCACGTTGTTCTTTATATTCTGGATGTTCTTGGTAGTATTTATATTGTTCTTGTAGCCGTTGGGTTTGTTCTGGTGTCATAGACTTTACAAAGCTCTGATAACGCTCAGACAGGTATGGGTCAGACTCAACACCATAATGACTCACATAGTCAGCAAGAATATCCAAAGGCTTTGTAGATGGGTCAAACACCTCTATACCAACCTTACCCATAGGCAACTCTTTCGGGCGTGGGTATTCAGGAGAGCCAGGTTCGTCAGGAGGATAAAACTCCAAAAACCCTCGGCCTTGGTTAGGAGAGTATTTAAAAGAAATGTCTTTGTCAGACAAGTAAGGGTAATCTGTCTTTGCTTTCTCAAACAACATCTGACCCATAACATCTTTGTCAATTTCTTCCATTTACAACTCCTCATCTTTCCATTCAAGGATTACATACGCAGCTTGCTTGTTCTTCACACAGTTGATAAGCGTCTTCACATGGTCTGCACAGTACTTACTCTTCCACTCTGCCACCAACGCCAACTTCTGCTTCTTGCTAGTGCAAGACAAGGCTCTCCAAATGTCTTGCTTCAACTGAATACGACTCTCCCGCAACGCCATCCTCGTATCCAACTCTGTACCCATACTCCACAGCCTTCTCAATACTTATCGCCATCATCACCAGCATCTGCTCTGTACGGACAAGTTTAGTCAGCAGGTCAGCATACGCACCCCGCAACTCCTCCTCATCCATCCAGAACACTTCATTCACATCGTTCTCCACACCCTCACCTGCTCACCCTCTGTCTTGGCAGTAAACACCCTACCCAACCGCTTACCAGCCCTGTAGTTGGCATTCAACACCTTAGCTCTCGCCTCCAAAGGCACACAGAAGCTATCCCCCACATCCATCTCCTCATACGGGTACGCATACACCACCCTCATCTTGGGTGCAGGTACGCCTACTTCAACATCTATCGCAGTAATCATCATCTCTTCCCCTCTACCAATAACTACATACTACAGACAAAAAAAGGGTTGGTCAAGAAGCAACCCCTGACCAACCTTGAAGGCAACTGCTGGAGCATCCGATAACCAACAGCAACTCCACTATACCAAAAACTATTTTTTTTCTGGGGGGGCGAGAAGTGGGGTGCACGCCTTTTCAGACCCTCAACCCCAAAAGCATGACCACGCAAGCGATGACAAGCACACGCAAAACCATGACAAGCCCATTACCCTTTTCTAGAATGCTATCGTGTGGAGGGTAGGGAATAATTACTAGCACAGGGTAGCGGGATGTGGT